TCTGCTCAAGTTTCTTTTGCATCAGTACTCTTTGCAGAGCACGTTTCCCTACAGAATCATCACCAGTATATAAATCATATGATCGTTTTTCTTCTGCTTCAAATACTGCTATACACTTTGCTTGGTTGTCAAAGAAAGCACCAAGATGTTGACCAAGTTCAAAATAAATGTCACCAGTGTCTTTCTTGTTTAAATCTTTTATTCTAGATTTTTCTTCATTAAGTTGTTTGATTGCTTCGGGTGGTGGCTTCTTTCCCTTTGCCACATACATACCATGGAACTGCTCATCTAGATCTTTGAGCACATCCTTTATATCTCCAGCTGCACCTTTGATATCTTTGTATAATTTACACCCAGCCTTGATCGCAGATACTGCGCCATTGGCAAGAGCAAAGAGTGTTAGGGGATCCATTTATTTCCTCCTTCTCCACTCTAAACAAACTACTCGACGTTCATAAACATCGCCAGTCCATGTCCAGCGGACACACTCCCACTCTGGCCATTTTTTAATATCTGGTTCTTTGGCTAGAGCTAATACTAAAATCCATTCAAACATAGTGCGCTAGTATCTATCTTTGTCATTATACCAATCTTTAAACATAACGCCAAAAACCATTAGCAGAGGTATCATGCATAGAAAGAATACTAGATCGTTTGTTGTGATGATTATGTTAAAGTGCATGACTTATCCTTTATCTGTTAGCATAATCTTCACGTTCTTTCTTTTCGCGAGCATCACGTTCTTTTTGTTGCTGACGGATAAGTGCGTTACGAGTTGCTACTTTTTGTTCATAGATTTTCTTTTCTTCCATTGCTCCGTATATTGCAACACCACCCATGGACATTGCAAATAAAATAACAGATCCTGCAATAAAATACATGGCAAATATAAACTGATCCGCCATCTTTTTCTTGTGTGCTAATACACGCCTTGCTTCTTCATGTTCTGCTTCAGCACGTTCCTTGAACAGTCTGGTGCGTTCAGCAATCATTTGTTCCCAAATCTGTGGCTTGCCTAACTGCCAAAGAATCATGTCTTTAAGTTCACGCTCTGCTTGTCGTAGCGCATCGCTGTGCATGGCAATTTGAAGTGCCTCATGACCAAGTTCTGCATCAGTCTTGCCAAGTCTACTAGCCTTGACTTTAACTTTTATCCGTTCACGATGAATGGCATCTGATGATTGAAAAAATTTGCTGAACTGTCCTGCAAGACTATTGATGTCTTTTCCAAGTGCAATTGCCTGCTTAATGTGACTTACTGCTGATTGAGCAGCGGCAAAAGCAAGTCCAATAGTGATAGGATCCACTACTTTCTCCTAAACACGGGACATCTTATACCCCTATAATATCAACCAGATTGCTTGTGACATTAACAATGCACCGAACCCACCAACTACTATACTGCCCCAAAATAAGGGCATGCTTACTGCAAGTATGGCTGCGGTTAATAATACTATGGAGATTTGGAAGATACTACCAGCGTATGTGTAGTATGGACTGCGTTGTCTAGCATCAGCACGTTCTTCTTCAAGATGACGTGCTTTTGCCATTAACTCTTTTTTACCCTCACCAGTTGCTGGTTCAGATTCATAACGATTAATTTTCGCTATAAGAGTTTCAGCCTTCTTTGGATCTTTTGTGTCATCCAAAGCCATCTCAGCAAGAGTTTGCTTGATGGATTTTGCTTGATAAAATGCCCATGTATTATTTGCCTCAATAGTGTTATTGAGAATTTTACTTGAGTTTGCTCCACTTAGCAGTGTATTAACTGCTAGCAGAGCAGCAAGGACAGTAATTACCCATCCTGCTTTATCTTTAACTAATGCTTCCCTTTCTGAACGAGAAAGTGGTTTCGTGCGTGAGTCTTCCTGTGCCATATTTTATTATTATTAGGTTATTCGGCATAATGTATAAATTTATTTATAACGATCAGGTCTTCCAGCAGTTGGTCTTTCCAAGATTTCTCGCACATCACTATTAGTGGTGTTTATTTTTTGATAGATTGTTTCAACCAGTTCCACAGATTCAGGATTGGGTTCAACTTTGGTGTTTCCACTGGCAATAAGGTTTCCACTGGCACTTCCACTGTTAAGGTCTTTTCCATCAAAGGGGTTTGATTCTGTGGGATCTGGTTCTGCTGTGGTTTCTGGCTCTGACGTGGTCGCGATGGTGACTTGCGCACTCCCTTCGGGGCAGGTGATTGTGCCTTCGTAGGGGGATTCTTGGTTTGCGAAGGTTGAGACTGTGCTGGGTTCGTCTTCGGCTTCCTTGGCGAAGCTGTCTTTGGGTTCGCTGGTTTCTTGGTTGGGGATTGGTTCATTTTCTTCCTTTCTGGAAAGAGTTTGGTTTACGGCAATTAGCATAAGAACTGCCATCGGATCAAAGACGATGACGATCATTACAATAACGACACGTACTGCCTTTTCTAACAGGTTTTGATCTGGATTATCTCCGTATATCAATGCTGCGATATATTTAATCGGTCCAACTTCAGCTTCAACTTTACGTAGTTCTGAAGCAACAGGTGCTCGCTCTTCATTTAATCTGGCGATTCGGGTTTGAGCTGATCCAATTTCAGCAAGTAGTGCGTTGCGCTCCTTTTGCTGTCCACGTCTAATCTGCACAGATCTCTCTGCACCCCTGTCATCCGTCGTTCTTGCGATCGTTTGATCCACCTGAGCATCCATCTGCTGCAATGCTTTTCTTGCTGCGCTGACATTGTCTTTTTCCGTTTTAATTTGTTCGTCTAAAATAGCGACTTTACTTGCCACATCACCAGTTGGTATTCCTTGGTCCAAATGTGCTTTGCTAAGGTATCCGAAAATCCCCATGGAAGTTAGTAGCATTAAAACTGTTAGGGCAATGCAGAAGTAACTGCGAAGTAAAACTGATGTATACTTCCAGTTACGATAAAGCCAACTGGCCACTACAAGTTTTGATACCTCCAGCATAGAACCCATCACAATGATAGGTATAACTGCTGCTGCAAAGATTGCTACTAAACCACTAACTGCATAGAAAGCAGATGTGGCTGATAATGCTATTGCTGATACGAATAGCAGGATTGTTAAACCATCTTGTTTTGGTTGTGTCATAATTTATTTTTTATATGAGAACCATGGACTCGGACAGAAATCTGCCCATTGTAGTAGTCGTCTGATTCTAATACTTTCCTCCCGAATTGTTCTCTGGCTTCTATGTATGAACACTCAGCCTTTGATTTGCAATAGAATAGAATTTCTCTATCAAAATTCTCCCTGCCAAATAATTCAACGTCTTTGTTTAATTCAATGCTTGAACCATAGTATTCAATCCAATCAGAGTCAACCTTTGATCGGATTTTCTTTTTCTTCTTGGTTCCATTTTTTAGTTTGACCATCTTGTAAGTGGTCTTTGAAAACTTGGCTAATTTCTTACCAACATACATACGACCGCTGGCTTTGTTCGTAATTAAATAAACAAAGCCAACGCAGTCCTCAGGCAACTCTTCAACGATTATATTTTTATAGATCCACATGGTAGATCTATTTATTCGTTCTCGTCTAAGTCCTCTTCTTCGTATATATCGGCAGAACAGACAGGACAGTAAACGATGTCCTCTAGTCGATGATCATCCCCTTTAAGGGTAATCTTTCCTCGTGCCTGACATTCAGTGCACTCAAAAAATCTAGTTGCCATTATGCAGCCTTTGCCCAAACATCGCCCCAATCACCAGACAACGCACCTTTGGCATAATCTGTTGCTCGGTTTTCGAAGAAGTTGGCATGCCCAGGAGCATTGATCATTTCCTCTACCCATGGTAGTGGATTGCGTTTAACTTTAAAGATTCCCTTTAGTCCAAGACTAATGAGACGACGATCGGCAATGTAACGAATATACTTCTTGACTTCCTCAGAACTAAGTCCTTCCATCGCACCCATGGAGAATGCTAGATCAATAAACTTGTCTTCTAGTTCTACCATCTTTTCAGCGATGGTATAGATCTTACCTTTTAATTCATCGTTCCAGATCTCACGATTCTCTTCGATGTAAGTACGGAACAACTTAATCATCGACTCAGCATGCATTGTTTCATCAACAATAGACCATGTAACGATTTGTCCCATACCTTTCATCTTACCCATACGAGGAAAGTTTAAGAGCATAATGAATGATGAGAACAGTTGCATACCTTCAGTAAATGCAGAAAATACAGCGATGTGAGTGGCTGTTGATTCCTTTGTGCCATTCTTTGAAGATAGATCCATTACGTAGTCATGCTTGTCACGCATCTCTTGATACTCACCAAACTCATTGTAAGTAGTTTCTGGTAGACCAAGTGTTTCAATCAGGTGCGAGTATGCAGCCACATGTAACGCTTCACGTGCAGCAAAGCCCATGAGCATCATACGTACTTCTGGTTGTGGGAAGTATGGTAAGTAGTTACGAACATAACCACCAGCCACGTCAATGTCACCCTGTGTAAAGAAACGAAAGATGTGTGTAAGGAATTGTTTTTCTTCCTTGCTTAGTTTCTTCTTCCAGTCTTTAACGTCTTCAAGCATTGGCACTTCAGTGTGAAGCCAATGCGATTGCTCATGCTTCAACCATGCATCATAAGCCCATGGATAGTTGAAGGGTTTAAAATACGTGCGATCATCCTGTAAATTGGATGTAACTTTCTTTAGCATATTACCAGTCCTTTAAGTTTGCACGAACATGCTCAAGTCCCTGCAGATCGGCAGGTAACTGTGGAGAGATGTTAATGCCAGTTAGTTTTTCTATTTCAGCAATTGTGGTCACATACTTATCAAGTTCTTTTGGATCTAGTTTTTGGTTAGGGAACAAGAAAGTAACAGAACGATTCTTGGTTGGATCAATAACAATCTTCCATACGTAGTCAGGAACAATTACATTATTACCCATACGTTTTGCATTTGGCGTATTGATAACACCAGACACTACATAAACTTCGCCATAAGCATCTGCCCAGAAACGAGTGTATTCTTCAACATACTTCCAGATGCCACGATTGTTGCCTGGATCTTGAGGTATCATATTAGTTAGATAGAAAGATTCACTCATGGCTTCTGGCGAGTATGGGAAGTTTGCAGCTGGTGCAACATGCCCACGATCGTATCCAGATCCTTGATAGTCTTTCAGCGTAGAACGAAATTGTTGTGGCACAGTAGGATCTTCTCTAAAGTCATCTTTACGTTTATTACCACCAACTAGGTTTTGTTTCTTGATATGTTCAACAACAAAGATTGCTGTCTTGGTTTGATAGCTGTAGTTAAGAGCATAACCAATTCGGCAAATGTATTGATTGTTACCTTCCTGTGCTACCTGTGGTGCGCCATGGAATACATGTTGCGGACAGTGGTCATCAATTGGGTTAGCAAGTGATAGTGTTGCATAGAATGCAATGAATATTGCTGCTATTGTTTTCATTCGTTCATTCTCCATTTGTTTTCGGGTAATCCGTAATCCCACTTTGGATCCATCTCAACATTCCATCTAGTAGTGGCAACATTAAAATCTGGTATCTTCATTTCTTTAGGATTACTTGCTGGTTCCAATATAACAACACGATTGTTTGGCTGTGCAGCAAATTGTCCATTGTCGCACTTGATAAAGTTAAAGGACTTATGATCCTCAACGTCTTCACTGTGTCCACAATCAAGGATGTTAAAATCAGGATGAGAAGAATCCACAGTAAAAAGATATTCACCTTCTAACCATGAACCATCTTTCATCTTAATTTTACATCTCATGTTTGCTATCATTGCTTTTTTAATCACAGTGATATCATAAGACATGCTGTTCCACAATTGTAAAAAATCTAATGGATATGGATCGCCCTCAATCGGTTTCCAGCAGTAAGCATGTAGTGGAAGTTTATCATATAACGCACCATATTGATTTAAGTACGATTCAATTCTAAATGCCTGACTGCGTTGAGACTTTATAGATATCCACCAGCAGGGTTCAAGTTCTCCATGACCTTTCTCAAAGTCATAAAGAAACTCTCTGCGGACAAAACATTTTACTGGAGGGAGATTTGCTACAATGTGTGCCATGTTATCCCTCGCATGCTATACACACATTGTCATCTTGGGCAAGCGCAGTAAGGTCAATCTCTTTAATTACCTGACGCTCGATACGTTTTGCTACCTTGTCTGCTTTACCAATCTTTTCTGAACGGCAGTAGTACAAAGTTTTCAATCCAGTCTTCCATGCCATAAAGTGAACCGCATGTAAGTACTTGATGTTGGTGTCTGGTCTAAAGAACAGATTCAACGATTGCGCTTGGTCGATATATTCTTGTCTATCGGCAGCATGTTGAATGAGCCAACGCTGGTCAATTTCCATAGATGTCTTGAACACATCTTTCTCCCAGTCTCCCAACCAATCCAAGTGCTGAACACTACCATCATTCGCAATAATGGAAGACCAAATTTGTTGATATTCATCTTCACCCTTTGGCGTCAAAGTGGAACCACCATCTGGATCCAAATGCTTCATAATAACTCTATCAAGCCACTTGTTTTTATTTAAGTGAGCACCTGAAAGAGTGTCTTGGCGATAAGCGTTAGCCCTATAAGGTTCAATACTAGGAGAGGTATTGCCCATAAGAATGGAAGAACTAGCATTGGGAGCAATTGCCATGAGATGGCTGAAACGATTACCAGTACCTTCAGCATCAGGTGCTTCACCTCTTGTAATTCCCAACTCCGTGTTCGCCTCATCTAATCTTTCTCTAATGTGTTTAAAGATTTGTTTGTTTCTTCCTGTGGCCATGGCGGATTCCCATGGGATGTTGTTTCGTTGTAGATAAGCATGCCAACCCAAAGCACCGATGCCAATGCTGCGCTCACGTACGGCAGAATACCTTGCACGTTCAATGGTGGAAGGAGCATGAAGAATAAAATACTCCAAAACATTATCCAGCATTTCAGCGACATCACCAAGAAAATTAGGATCTTCTCTCCACTCATCATAGTACTCCAGATTCAAAGAAGACAAACAACATACAGCAGTACGCTTTTCGTTTGTTGGTAGAATAATTTCCGAACACAGATTGGATTGATGAATCTTTAATCCTCTGTCCTTTAACCATTTAGGCATCTTTTCATTGCTGGTATCAATAAAGTGTAGATAAGGTTCACCAGTCATCATGCGTAACTCGATAATCTTTTGCCACAGTTCACGTGCCGATACCACTTCACGAATCTCTCCACTGTGGGGATCTTTTAATTCCCAGCTGTCATCAACTTCTGGATCCAGCATAGCCTTTTCGATGATCTCCATAAAGCGATCTGGAATGTTAATGCCATGATGTAAATTTAGGGTTCTTAAGTTTTGATCGCCTGTTGGCTTGCGCATCTCTAAAAAGTTGATAATATCAGGATGAGATATATCAAGATAGGCAGCGTAACTGCCACGACGAGTCCTACCTTGTCGATAAGCGAGAGATGATGCATCATACATTTTAAGGTGGGGCATAACTCCAGTAGATTTATCATCCGCTGAGCGAATACCAAAACCGATGCCGACACCACCTCCCAACATTGAGAGCCAATTTGTTTCAGATAAGTTTTCAACTAATCCCTCCGCTGTGTCTTCAATAAAGTTAAGAAAGCATGAAATGGGTAGCCCACGACGAGAACGACCAAAAGAAAGAATTGGAGTACTATAACTGAGCCAATGATTACTGGCGTAATCGTACAACCGCTGAGCATGTTCAGGATTACTTCCGAAAGTGCTTGATACGAATGCGAATCTTTCTTGTGGACTTTGCTCATCATCTTTCATGTAACTTTCTTTTAATCTTATTCTTCCCAGTTCGTCAAACAATTTATCTTTAGTGTAATCTACTTTTATGCCGTGAACAACGTCGTCCATACCTGCTCCATTTCATTATTCTTCTGTGATGAATTCGCTGGCCATTGGGAATATTTCCGCAATTACCTTGGCGCATTCGATTGATATTTGTTGATGTTCTTTCTGAGTTCCGTTTGCACTTCGCAATTCTATAAAGTGAACCCAGCTACGTAATGTGCCATTCATATACAGTCTAGACACTGTTAACCCTTCAGGTAACACTGCCCTTGCTTGTTCTTTTGCGATACCTTGTTCAATCGCCCACTCATATACGTTCTTTGCTTCAGCCAATACACGTTGTTGCATTTGTTCCCATTGATAAGCGAGAAACCGATGTTTGTCATTTTTGATAACATCAAGTTCTACGCTATTTTGTCTGTTCTTTGTATCTTGGAGTCGAGCATCTCGAAGTACAAATGATAGATCTTTAGTTGGGTCTGCGTACCTTTGACTGAATTCTTGAAACGAGAAAGAGCGATGACGCAACATCTGCCTTGCGATATCACGTGTGGTTTCGATCTCTAAACAAGCACTTACCATCTCCAGTGGAGACCAGTGTTGATGCTTGATCAAATATCGAATTAACTTCTCTGTTGTATCTGTGTTGAGTTGATTGCTTGGGTTGCTGACTCGGGCGCAATAACCAATTAGCTCTTGAACGTCCGACAACCCATCATTTTCTAATTCACTGGAGGCTTTGCTATAACTTACTAATCTTACTTTCAACATTTTCTCCAATTAATAAACTTCAACTGTGCTTCCATTCCTTGGAAGGAGTTTGTATTTATGATTTCTAAAACTTGCGGAATCGTACGACCAGCAAGCACCATTTCGTTAATGTCTTTTTCCTGAACAGTATCAGGGAACATACAGACATTATACCCTTCTTCGATATACTTAGCAAGTTGTTTCACGATATCTTTGTTGCGTGGCTCATTATCCATGACAATCGTGCAATTTGTTTTGATTCTTTGTATGGTTGGAAGATCAAACGATGCGCCAGCAACTGCAATGCAATTAGGAAGGAATAGTGAGTCAACCTGACCCTCAACTACATACACATGTTTTCCGTAGTCAATTCTGTCTAAACCATATACTTTTTCTGCGTTTTCATCAAGTTTTACTGTATAATACTTCGGTTCTTCAGCACCAAATGCCCTACCCGAAAACGCATACATCTTACCTGCTGTATTAAAGAATGGAAAGATCATACGTGGATGATCATCATCTTCCTTACTGAATTTGTAGATGATACTGTTTGTCCACTTCTTAAACTTCGTGCAGAAGTAAAGTAGATGCCACTTGTCACGAGGGATCTGTCGCTTGATTGCATACTTAACTGCAGGATGTGTTTCCTTTAGTTTGTCCAAACGTGTTACATCCTTTAGCGAATCATCTTCTAGTAAAAAGACTGGTTTGGTATCGGCAAAGCGAGTATCAACTTCATTGATATCTTTGTGGTCATTGTAACGTGTTGCGCCACTTTTGTAGCGTTCCAATACGTACTCATCATAAAGGTTTGAATTGACAAACTTGATAAAGTTTCCAATGTTCGTGCCATATCCACAGTTGTGACATTTAACGAACAGATCAGACTTTACCTTGTAGATAAAGCCACGTGCTTTAAGTTTGTGTTTGGAACTATCACCGCAAATGGGGCAACTGTAGTTCCACAGGTAGTCCTTCTTTTGTTTAAAATTTCGAAGGTGAGGACCAAGCATCGATGCAAATTTAACATCAACAAATAACATAATAAAATTCCAGAGTAAAGGTCACATGTCAATTATACACTAACCAAAAGAAAAAAGCAAGTTCTTTACAAACTTGCTTCCAATGTTGACTTAGGGTAAAGTTACGGTGTTAAGGATGATTATGTTAGAAATTTAGCAAAGAAATCTAGATGACCGATTAGATAACCTACAACAATTGCACCGCCTACAATCATCCACTTCCAGCGTTCCAACAGATCAATCCTGCCAGCAAGACCATCTATTTTCTTGCTCATTGCATCGTGCTGGTCTTCATCACTTTTTGCCAAGTCATCAATCTTACGATCGATGTGATCAGTGATCTCGCGATTACCTGTAGTAATGCGAGAATGCAGTTCTTTGATGTCTTGTTTCACAGCAGCAACATCTTCCTTAATGCCTTCTACTTGTGCTTCCAATTTGGCTATTCTTTCTTGTGGCAAATATTCCATTGGTATACTCTTATTTATTATAAATGGATTGTTGTAACTTAATCCATTCTTGTAGTGATTTTAATTGTTCTGCTACTTGGTGATAAGTGGTGTAGTTGTCGATGACTGTTTCTGCAACTCCAGAGATTTTAACTTCGGAGGTGGTTCCATCAACTTTTCTGGTGGGGTCGGGAACTTCATTACGACTGGCACTGTCGTGGAGCACGACGAAACCAGTAGGCACATCGCACTTAGCATCAGCATCTTTTGTAATGTATACTGGTACTTGCTTAATAATGTCATTACCCTTCTCCTTAACAATTTGCACTTTGTTGATATATTTTGTGACAACCTGAACAGTTGCCTCTGCCGAAGCAGTTTCTTTCTTTGCCACCTCAAGTTTGGCTTCAGCGACTTTCGCTTCCCACTTTTCTTGAGTAGCAATACCACCTTCCATATAAACACCAAATACTAATATTGCAATTGATGCTACCTGAATGGGTAGTCGGTATAACGATACGAATGGTATAAATTTAAGAACTAGAGATGCTGCAAGTCCTACAAACCCTGCTACAACTACTAGATGAAATATCCAAAACGGAAGCCAATCAAGAATCCACATTTAAACATCCTCTATTTGCATTTCGGTAGTAGGCTTACGATTGCGTTGAACCTTGTGCCACTTGCCTCCACCATTACGGTTGAAACGAATTGCTTTTTGCTTGTCACCATTTTTTAGAATAAGAATACCCTTTGGGTTCTTGGTGGCATACTTATAGATTAACTGCTCACCTTCATCTTCTAGGTTAAGATATTCTTTCCACTGAGAGAATTTCTTCTTACCTTTTTTAAATCTTTTGAAGATATCATCATTGACAACGAATGCTGCGTAACGACGACCACTCTTCATTTTGGCCACTGGTATATCAGTACTAACACCAGCACCAGTTACATTGGCTGGACCATCTTCGTTAAGCATTAAAAACTCTTCAACGAATAGTTCTTCTTCAACCAATGTAATGTTTTGTTCTTCCAGCTTCTGAAGAATTACCATGTACTTCTCTTCAAGCAAAGCTGTTGTATCATTTTTCTCGTAGCACTCTTTGATTAAAAAGAATGCAGCAACGATATTTTTAAGTTTGGATTCGCCACCAGGAAGTTTGTTAAGAATGCGTTTGAGATTAAAAACTAAACGATGAAGATATGTATACGCATTACGTTCTTCGTCAGTTCTTAACTCTGCCATCTTACGAAGGATTTTACCCTTCTCATCGATGATACCCAATCTGTATGCAGGTGTCTTATCAAATGGAGTTACTAACATCCATAAGATTCGATACGCAATCAGATTGTCTACAATTCTTGACATTAAATTTTCCTAAGCGACTTTATGATCGTTTCGTCCAGTGACATATTAGCAGTCACTATACCAAACTCGTCTATACTTTCTGGCATTCTTTCGAGGAACACCAGAAAGGTAATCAGCGCATTCCAATCTTGCTCATCTACTTTGTGAAACAGCATTCTTGTTGCATGCTCACCGAATAGATTATACAGCACAATAATATGATTCAGAATAAGTCTCTCACGTAGTTCCTGAGAGACCCTGTATCTAGAGAATAACTTCTTAAGATACAAAAACTTTTTTAGGTCTTCTTCGAATTCATCAACACTATGACACTGTGGGTTATCATAGTTGTGCATTGCAAATCTTAAAAAGTTATCATTATTCAATTTTTCATTCATCACGAGAGTATGTTAAATTAGCCTGAAACTACAGCACCATAGTAGGACATAACTGCCCATTTGTTATTAGTGAACATCAATGTAACTGTGTCACCAACATCATTGAATGTAATCTGGCTAAAGCCAAGACGATTCGATGGGGTGAGTACTGCATCACCAGCATCAGTAATCATAATGAATTGTTTAACTTGTCCCTGAACACCATCAGCAAGAGAGATCGTTGCTGCACCAGTGGTTGTAATATTTGTGATAGCTGAAGTTACGTTTGCAACTAACGCACCAGTACCACTGATTGATTGTGGAGATTGCGCAAGACGAAGGAAACCACCGCTAACAGCTAAGTTGCCATTGACGTCCAATTTCTCGCCAGGAGTTTGTGTACCCACACCAACTCGGTCAGCCGATGCATCAACCATGACTAGGTATGCATCAGTGTCACCAGCGATACGTGTATCAACGTCAGCTTGTGCTTGGTTAAGTACTACAGGGGAATTGATGTTTGCAAGAAAAAGGGCAATAGTTAATTTCTTATTGCTACCACCCTGAACGATGTGTAAAAGATCTGCACCTGCTGCAGTTTGTGCGGAGGTTAACTCCGAGATTTTTTGGTCAGCCATTTTAGCTCCTATTCTTAATTTGGGGAATGGTAGGGTTTGTTACAACCTTACCTCATCTCTAGGTATAATGTATTTAGGTTATGCGTCTGGATACTGAATATCGTCAGCCTGATCGCCAGTCATTGAACCCATGGCAACCAATACTTCTTGCTGAACACGTCCAGCACGACCACCAGTACCAACAACACGACGTACCCAACCAGCATGAGTCAAACTAGTACCAGTAGAACCATCAACACCAGCACCCAATGATGCCACAGCAGTTGCTTGATCAGCAGTAGCTTGGATCTCAAAGTACTGAGCATTGTTACCAGTTCCAGAGATATCGATAACAGTTGCAGCTTGTACAGTTAAACCAGCAGTTGTACCAGCAGTAGTAACAAGTGCAACAGCTGCTTCAGTAGTTAGTGTAAAACCAGTCACGTTTGGTGATGTACCAGTAACAGCAGAAACTTTATAGATGGTTCCTGTTGTGTAACCAGTAATAGAACCTGTACCAGTTA